TGGAGAATATGGGCACAGTCCCTCGGAGAAAAAGTCGGCGAGACCAATCGTCAAGCAGACTCCGTCGCTGTCATTCGCACAATCTGGTGGGTTACACATATGGCAACCTGCTGGTTCATTATCTTAAATGCTATTGCTAATCATGGTTGGGGATTGATAGGGTTTTAACGATGAAGTATGACTTATCTCTTGACCATCTAGTTGACACACTTGGGACTTGGGGGCATCTGCCTGCAACTGAAGAAGTCTTTGATATCTTTCAGAACATACAATTGTCGCTTGAACCCAAAAATGTATTAGAGATCGGATTTCACCTAGGACACTCTACAACATACCAACTAGAGTTATTCAAGAATGCGAAGATAACTTCAATTAGTCCAAAGTATGGTGACGGTCCAGTTAAGAATATCGTTGATTGGACAGCGGAAACTCGACAAAAGCAGTATGAAAAGATGAAGGATAAGTATGGTGACAGGTTTAACTGGATACCAAAAAAAACCAGAGATGCTCTAGAGGAATCTCGGAATTGTGGTCCCTTCGACTTTGCCTTTATTGATGGGTGCCATTCTTTTGAGAATACAAAAATAGATCTCGCTTTATGCGAAACATTGAACATAAAAAATGTTGTTATTGATAATCTTGAAAAACAAGATGTGTACCTCGCAGTGAAACGATCAGAATGGAAAATACATCGCATGGTTGCTTATATCGACGATGATCATGCCAATGTTATGGGGTTTCTTGAGGGGTGATCTCTAATGCTAGACAACCTAACAGAAAATTTTTTCGTTGGGCGAAAAAGGAAAAAGAAAGTAGCAGATCCTTATTATCCGCCGAACTGCGATGAACACGGTCAATGGTGGTGTGGTTTTAGAAAGGTAACACTGATAAGACATCCTGAGTGGACAAAAGATTTTTATGAATATAGACAAAACAGAAATAATTCGGTGGAGTAAGGTAGCATTGGTAGCACCATTTGCACTGGTTTGGGATATCACCTTTTGGTGTATCACGAAACTACATAAAGGTGCTTCATGGGTTGATCTAGTGGTCGGCGAAAAAATAGAAGAGTTCCTGAGGTCTTAATTGATTGTCCCGAGATGACTATAAACTCGCTCTGGTCGGTACGCACCGTCACCTGAGTAAGTGGCAAAACTGCTCAACACACTTAACACAACACACAAGGAGACCATTATGTCTAATAAAACACCATTCGAACTCAGGTTCGATATTTTCCAACAAGCGAAAGAGATCCTCTTAGACGAGTACCAAGCAAAAAGAGAAGAATTGTTGCATCAATATGAGATGGAAGAGGAGGCATTTTACCCTGACATGCCAGAGTATCCTTCTTTTGATTCTATCGTTAAAATGGCGAGAGAAATCAACCATTACGTCTCAAACAGTTGAGTTTTCTACCTGAGCATGTAGAAAAACTGCTCCTTTACTTTTTATTCCATGTAAGTATAATAGAATATATTGAGAGAGGATATTCTAATGACTGAAGCACTTTTTGTTGAACGATACAGACCCAAGACTATTCAGGAATGTATTTTACCCACTGATCTGAAACAACAGTTCCAAGAGATTGTTGATACAGGTGAAGTTCCAAATTTATTATTTTCTGGCACAGCTGGTCTCGGTAAAACAACTGTTGCTCGTGCCATCTGTAACGAATTAGATCTGGATTATATCCTGATCAATGCCTCGGAGTCTGGCAACATTGACACTCTCCGTGGCAAAATCAAACAGTTTGCCTCGTCCATCTCTCTCTCAGGTGGTTACAAAGTAGTCATCTTGGACGAGGCAGACTACCTAAATGCCCAATCAACTCAACCAGCATTGCGTGGATTTATCGAGGAGTTTAGTGCGAACTGTCGGTTCATACTGACCTGTAATTTCAAGAACAAGATTATAGAACCGCTACATTCTCGGTGTGGTGTTATTGAGTTTAATACCAGCAAGAAAGATCTAGCAGATCTGTGTGGTCAGTTTATGAAGCGCACTATGCAGATCTTAGAAACCGAAAACATTACTGTTTCCAACCCCAATCTTGTTGCTGAACTGATTATGCGACACGCACCTGACTGGCGTCGTGTGCTCAACGAAATACAAAGGCACTCTCGTGGCGGCGAGTTGCAACTAGATGTATTGAGCAAAGCATCCTCCTCCAGTATTACAGATTTGTTTTCTTATCTTAAGAAGAAAGACTTTAGAGAGATGCGCAAATGGGTCGCTAACAACATGGATGTTGAAAGTGCTGCTATTTTCCGTGGCGTTTACGATAGCATGGATGGCGCTGTGGCAACAAATAGTATTCCTCAATTAGTGCTTATCTTGGCAGACTATCAGTATAAATCTGCTTTTGTTGCTGACGCTGAGTTGAATATGGTTGCTTGTTTAACCGAAATAATGGCACAAGTTGAGTTCAAATGAGTTCTGATGACATCGATTTTGAAACTTTAGAGGCATTACAAAGTAAAGTATACAGTTTACAACTCAGAATGCAAGACCTTACTCTTTCAATACTCAGTACTGACTTCGACACAGAGGAACTCATACTGTTAAAAAGAATTTATGGTGAGAATTTTATCTATAAAATGGATGAAGATTTAGACTGGTTATTGAGACAACCCTATTCTGGAGAAACTGTACATTGAATCCATTTGACATCTTGAATAGTATCAATCTAACCAAGAAAGATCTAATCGACCCAGAAAACGAGTCAAAGTATCCTTCCTTCATGGTTAATCGCGGACTTTCATACTTCACTGACACCGTTTTACTTGCTAATGAGATGAATATCAACCATCACATAGATGCCCGCCTACAATATGATTTCTTACGTTTTGCCATCCGTCCTCGAAAAAGGTTCAGTAAGTGGGCAAAAAAAGAAAAAATGGATAATATTGAAGTTGTCAAAGAGTATTATGGATATAGTGATGCCAAGGCAGAGTCCATAATAGATCTTATTGACGAAAAATCACTCGAAGAAATGCGTAAAAGACTCTTCAAAGGGGGATCCAGTAAACCATAGAAACGTATAAATATTCCATGTTACATTGATTACCGAATTACACAATAATAAATGGAATTTATAACATGGAATCTGTATTACAATGGTCCCCTGAAGATATGCTAGAGGTAACTCTTCAGGAACCAGACGACTTTTTGAAGATACGAGAGACACTTACTCGTATCGGAGTTGCCTCTAGAAAAGAAAAGAAATTATTTCAATCTTGTCATATCCTCCATAAACAAGGAAGATATTTTATAGTGCACTTTAAAGAATTATTTTTACTGGACGGTAAAAAGGCAACTTTAGAAATTGGAGACATACAAAGAAGGAACACTATCACTACTTTGATGTCAGACTGGGGTTTGTTAACCATTATAGATCCTTCTCGGGCAAAAGATTGTGCGCCGATTAGGCAGATAAAAATAGTTTCTTTCCGTGAGAAAGATGAGTGGGAGTTGTGTAAAAAATATAATATTGGAGTCAAAAGATAACCCTAAATGATTAATTGTTTTATATTATGTGATTTTGAAAATCCTCTCTCTATGAAATATTTGGAGAGATCCTTAAAGTCCTTTGAACCTGTGAGTGATATTCTAAATATCACTCCGGTTCAATGCGATACCCCAAAAACCATTCCTATTCGGTTTCAAAAGAACGAACCTCCTATTCCATTTTATGTTGCCAACGATGGTATAGATTGTCTCAGACCAAGGTTCTTTGGCGGCACTTTCTGTGATTCTCCTTTGTATCAAGCAGTGATGTATTCTCATTTTAAATTGATTAAGAGGATAGCAGAAGGAGAAAGACTTATCATCATGGAGCATGATGCTGCCTTGATAAATGAAGAATCGCTTCGCGAAATGATTGATCTATACTATCATGATGAAATGATGGTAGATGTAAATTTGTTTATGCCAGGAACATGCATGGAGTTTTACTCTATGTCACAGAAATATGCACAGTTGTTTTATGAATTTCTACTCAATTTTGAACACTACCATACTAGAACTTCTGGTCCGCTAGGCGTCGCTCAAATGATGGAATATAATCCAGAAAAATCAAAGTTAGATTTGACAGATCATGCGGTGCTTATTCCCTCTAAAATGCACCCCACTGAGGATAAAATTGTATTTTCAACATCAATACATAATGCGCAACATCTAAAAGGATTTGAGATGCATCCTCCTGCTGTTAAACAATTTGCTTTTGTTAAAAACAATAAAGTGTTGAATACCAATGATATGGAATATGATGTGACTAAAAATATGACTGCTCATTTCAACATGCAAAGCGATAACAAAATTGGTAGAGAAGAAGTTCCGACTTGGCAAAGAGATTTCGTCATTATTGAAGAATAACCTTGTCTTTTCAGACAGTTTGTAGTAGAATTGTTGTATGAAGTTTTATACCAATATATCGCGTATCGGTAACACTATCTGTTATCGAGGATACGAAGATGGTGTGCGCAAGCAATATCGTGACACTCTCAAACCTGTTATGTATCTTCCTGCAAATAAACCTGACTCCGAGTGGAAAACGCTCGACGGTCGTTGTGTGTCCGAGGTACAGTTTGAAACGTTGTCCGAGGCAACTGAGTTCTGGAAAAATTATGAAAATGTGGATAACGTTGAAGTACATGGCAATAATAACTTTGCTGCACAGTACATACAAAAGCATTATCCCAACGAAATAACCTATGACCCTGCTCAAATTCTCGTGGCCAATATCGACATCGAGGTTGAGTCCGATGATGGATTCCCTGAACCAGAGAGAGCAGAAAAGGAAGTACAATCAATCTGCCTCAAATATCATGGTCGCCCTGACTTTTTCATCTGGGCGCTTGAAGATAAGTATGATCCCGAGAAAACTCAGATCGATGTTGCCCCTGAACATATCAAGTTTATCAAGTGTGACGGTGAACTAGATCTTATCCTCAAGTTCCTTGGTTTCTGGAGTGGCAAGGATACCTGCCCCGATGTTGTAACAGGTTGGAACGTCCGACTTTTCGATATCCCTTATCTTATCAATCGTATCAATAATATGCTTGGTGGTGATGCATATAAAAAAATGTCTCCCTGGAGCATAGTCCGAGAGAAAGAAATAAGTCTGAAGGGCAAAAAACAACAAGTCTATGAGTTGGTTGGCATTGAACAACTAGATTACTGGGATCTGTTTCAAAAGTTTGGCGTGTACTCGTATGGAGTGCAGGAGTCATACAAACTTGATCATATCGCGAACGTTGTACTCGGCGAGAAGAAACTATCATACGAGGAGCACGGTAATCTGTACACGCTGTACAAGGAAGATTATCAGAAGTTTATCGACTATAACATCAAAGACGTACAGTTGGTTGAACGCATCGATGAGAAGATGGGTTTGATTGATCTTGCTATGACTATCGCGTACAAGGGTGGTTGTAACTATCAGGAAGCATTCGGGACTACGCAGCTATGGGATACTTACATCTATCGCGAACTGTGCAAGCGTAAAATTGTAGTGCCACCAAAGAAAGAACACATGAAGATTGAGTTCGGTGGCGGTTTTGTGAAGACGCCACACATCGGTCGTCACTCATGGGTTGTCTCGTTTGACCTAAACAGTCTATATCCTCACTTGATTATGCAGTACAATATGTCACCAGAGACTATAGTAAGTACACGCACCTCTGGCGTCACTGTTGATAACTGTCTCGTTCGCCAGCGACCTGAGAGCAAGTCACCCCATGACTGTATCGCCGCCAACGGTGTACATTTCTCCAAAGACTTTCGTGGTGTTCTTCCAGCAGTGATTGATGGTTTGTATGCTGAACGTAAACAGATCAAGAAAGATATGCTGGGGTTACAGTCAAAGGTTGAGGCAGGCGATAAAAACGCTGGTAAAACTGTAACAAAACTTGACACTCAGCAAATGGCGATCAAGATTATGATGAACTCGCTTTATGGTGCGCTTGGCAACAGGTGGTTTCGTTACTATGACATTCGCATGGCAGAAGCGATTACCATGTCCGGCCAGTTGTCTATTCGCTGGGCAGAGAAAGCAGTGAACGAGTACATGAACAATATCCTCGAAACGAAGGATGTTGACTATGTTATTGCGATTGATACGGATTCTGTGTATGTGAACTTTGGTCCTCTCGTCGAGAAGATGGGACTAACAGATACCGAACAGACTGTACAGGTGTTGTCGCAGATCGGTGAGGAGAAGTTTGAACCGCTGTTCGAGAAATCCTACGGTGAACTCGCTGAGTATATGAATGCATATGAGAACAAGATGGTAATGGGTCGCGAAGTGATCGCCGACGCAGGTATCTGGACAGCGAAGAAGCGATACATTCTCAACGTTCATAACAGCGAGGGTGTACAGTATGCTAAACCCAAACTAAAGATAATGGGTATTGAGGCAGTCAAGTCATCTACTCCCGCCTCTTGTCGCGATGCGTTGAAAGGTCTGTTCAAGGTGATGATAACCGGAACCGAAGCACAAACTCAAAAGGCGATACAGATATTCAGATCACACTTTCGTACACTTGATCCCCATGAGATCGCTTTCCCTCGTGGAGTATCTGACGTGGGCAAGTGGAAAGATGCCAAGGAGGTATACAAGAAAGGGTGTCCGATCCACGTGCGCGGTTCTCTTTTGTATAACAAATTATTACTTGACAAAGGATTGGATCGCAGGTATAATATAATAAAAGATGGTGAGAAGATCAAGTTTCTCTACCTTGATGAAAAGAATCCTATCAGAGAAAATATCATTGCCTTCTACGATTTTCTCCCTGAAGAGTTTGGACTACACAAATACATTGATTATGATTCTCAATTTGATAAGGCATTCTTGGCGGTAGTTCGTCCTGTCCTTGAAGCGATTGGTTGGAACGAGGAACAAACAGTTTCCCTGGAGGATTTCTTTGAGTAACACTAAAAAATATATCAGTTTCAAACATTGGAAAACTGGTGATGAGAAAGTCATTGAGTATGAAGATTGGAATTGGCCAGTTAATCCAAACAGCGATAGAATTGTTGTCTGGAATGTAACTGAAAACAAACTTGAAGACATTTTAAAATCAACCATCATTAAAAGGTTTGAGAAATGATACAAGAATATGACAATTTCTTGGAGAGATCTTGGTGTGAAGATTTAATATTGTGTTTCAATGCAAACAGCGACCTACACGAAAGAGTAGAAAATGTTGGATTACCGACATTTACTCAATTAAACATTACGCAGCACCAGATAAAATATGAACTACAAGAAAAGATCATGAAACGTATCGTTGGTCTGTTAGATTTTACTCGCTCTAAGTACCCATATTTGCCTGAAGTAAATGGCATGGAACAGTTTCGAATTAAACAGTATGAAGCAAATACAGAAGATAGATTTGACTGGCATGTAGATGTTACTGACTATGAATCGGCAAGAAGAGTTTTGGCATTACAGTTTTATTTGAATACTATACAAGAAGGTGGGCGTACAATTTTTACAATAGGAGAACAAGAGAGAATAATTTCTCCTGAAGAGGGCAAGGCATTGGTTTTTCCTCCAATGTGGATGTTCCCTCATCGCGGAGAACCCTGTATTTCTGAGAACAAATACATTCTGACTACTTATCTGCATTATGTATGAACTAACTATTTTCAAGAACGCATTCGACAATAAAACTCACAGGTATCTGAAGATGCCTGATTGGGATTCATTTGTTGATCTTCTTGAAAAACTATCAGAGCAACCTCTTGCTGGCAAGAAGGATGCTGAACTAATATCCCCTGCTGTCTATAGGCAGGGGACAACACGTGCAAACAGAAATGTCGAATACTGGGGCAACTGGGCATGTGTTGACGTTGACGATTATGAGGGATCAATTGATGCAATACTTGATAGGTTTAGAGATAATAATATTGTCGTGTACAGTACTGCTTCTTCTACGCCAGAAAAAATTAAATTCCGGATTGTATTCGATCTGGCGAGAAGAGTTAAAGGAGAAGAAATCAAGCAGTTCTGGTATGCTCTTAATAAATCC